CCGCAACCTGGACGCCTCTGGCAGCAGCCTATTGGCGGTCGCCTGGGCCATCGCCCGATCGGACAGACCCAGGTCGACGACGGGCAGCAGCCGAACCTCTCCGATCTCGATTTCCAGGTTGAGATCGATGGCCTCGGCGATGGTCGACCGTTCCACGTTTTCGGGCGTGCCCGCGACGGCGTATTTCACGATCGAGTTGCCGTCGCCGAATACCTGGTACACGTCCCCGAAGTCGTAGGCCGTAGTCGGCCGATCGACGATCCCCAGGTCCGATCCGTTCTTGAATGCCTGTTTGATGGTGTTGACGATGTTGCCCGCGAAATCGACCTGGTAGAAATCGACCAGGTCCAGCCCGGTGATGAACAGCCCGCCGCCGGAATCGCCGCTGATCGCGGTGGGTTTGGCGACCGGGCAGGCGACACGCGAGACCTCCGCACCGGCGACCGACATCGTCACGATGTCCTCAGTCGTGCGCGTGACCATTTTCAGCCGGGTCGTGCCAGCGTTGTCCCAGGCCCAGATGCCGCAGCGGTTCCCGTCGGGGGCGGCGAATGGGCCGACCAGGGTCGACGTCGGATCGGCGCGATCCAGTTTCCGATAGGTCGCGTTATGCGAGACCCAGAGGTGGTTGTCGTTGGGATCGACCGTGATGCCGTCCAGGTTCGTCAGGCCCGTCGCGTACGGCCCGGCGACGGTGTTCATGTTGTTCGTCGGGTCCAGTCGGCGGATCGTGCCATCGGCGTCCAGGTACCAGACCTGCCCGGTCAGCGGGTCATAATCGATCCCCCGCGGCGCGCCAAAGCCATTCCAGAACAGCAGTTCCTGGAGGTACCTGGCGCCGATGTTGGCCTTGCCGATGATCCGCACCCTGGTGTACGTCGTGTCATCGTCGAGTTCGGTCGTCAGGGGCACCAGCACATCCTCGGACGCGCGATAGGTCCAGGATGATGGCAGCCCGCCGCCGATCAGCGGCGCGGTCCGGAAGAGGCCGTCCTCGTCGGCCCAGAACCGCAGACCGGCCGCCAGCGCCGCCCGTTTGGCCGCGGCCATCAGGCTGCCCGACTGGAACGACAGTTCCTTGAACACATAGGTGGACGGCCACCACACGGCCTCGGTTTCGGGCACGATGAACGCCTTTCGCATCAGGTCGTCCAGGACCTCGTTAATGGTCTTGTTGATGTAGACGTAATTGCCCATGTCGCGGATCGCGCCTTCGGTCCCGAACGTCTGGGGCGCGGTCACGTCGACGTTCTGTTTCAGCAGTTTCTTGCATCGGTCCAGCCCGACGATCGTGACCGTCTGGCCATCGGCCGATCCCTGTAGTTGCGAGACGATGCCCGTAAACGTGACCTGGGTGTTTGCCACATCGCCGTACCACTGTTCGATCTGGATGTGCGCGTTCGGCTTGATATACGGGTACAGCGCCGCCGCCGGGTTGTTCGGGTTGCAGGCGCCGTCGGTGTTGGCCAGTTCGATGTTGAATCCGGCGGCGTCCATATCCGTGTCCTTCTGCTCCGAGATCGCGCGGACCCGATCAGAAATATCGACGGTCACGCTGTTGAATGCGCCGAAGCCGGGATCGACGCCGGTCCCCAGGATGCGTAACCAGTTCGGTTGGCCGGTGAGCGCGAACGTCACGTCGCAGACGCCCATCGCCATGCGCGGCGCGGGTGGGTTGCCACCGAACGATCCGCAGCCGCCCCAGATGTAGTCCGGTCCGCCGACATAGCCGTTTATCACGCGCCCGCATCCGGCCCCGATGCCCTCCCCATAGAGCAGGCCAGCGGGCATCAGTTGGGTCGGGGATGACCACGTCGCGCCTGAATCGGTCGATCGCCAAATCTCGGCGAACCCGCCGCCGTCGTCCATGACATAGAAAAGGAGTTCGCCCCCGGAATCTAGGAACACCCCGCCATTCGCGCCCTGACCGCCCGACAGGCCGCCGCCATACCCAACGTTGAGCACATTCGTGAATCCGGCGCCGCCAAGCGTCCCGGTCGCACACATGTGGTTGGCGTGCCAGTCGCCATCATCGGACTCGCAGGCCATCGCCCAGGTGTTCGCGGTCTCGGTCTCGCACATGATGAATGCCCGATGGACGCCAGCCGAGTTGTATGCCGACGGTCCGCCGAAGTTGCGGCCGCAACTTGGGACATGCGCATTCGTGTTCGCCTCGGCAGACCATCCCAGCGTCGGGTTGGCGTTGACCGTTTCACGCCATAGCACGTCCCATCCGGGCGGCGACGCCGCGGCGTCGGAGTAGAAGAGAAACAGTTTCGTGCCCGCCTTGTTCGTGGTCAGTTGAAACGCAGGCCGTGACATCGTCACATGTGCGTCGTCCAGCGTGATCCCTAACGCCGCCTCCGCAGCCCATGTCGCCCCGCTATCCGCCGACGTCCGGTAGCGCAGCGCGCCGTCGGACGGGCGACGCATGACCGCGAGTAGCGCGCCGTTCCAGACCACCAGCCCGAAGTGGTAGGACGCGTGCTCCTGCCCGAAACTGCCATATGGGAACAGTTCCGCGATCGCACCGGTGTGCTCGGTTAGATAGCGCAGGAAATAGATGCGGCGCGTGAACACCGTCGGGTCCGTCGGCAACCCCGAGAAGATCACACCGGCCTGTCCGTTTGGCATCTCGATCGCCCACGGCATCTGCGGCAGACTGAACTCCGACCCTGCGCCCGACGCGGGTATCCGACCGGTCGCCAGGACGCGCTGCGAGTGCCCATCTGGGCCGACCTGCAGCCGCGATTTCAGGATCGTGATTTCGTTCGCCGTCAGGGCACGCATCTACAGACACGCCCCGAATCCGCGCGGGCGCACGCTAACGGGTCCTCAGTACAAACGCCACGATCCAGTGCGGCACGCCACCCGACCACAGCCATATCCGCGGTTTCGCCGAAACGACGGTGACGTTCCGCACGGCCTCACCCGTGCCGTCCAGGTGCGTGGTCTGCGTGTACATCAGTGCGACGAAGGCGTCGCGTTCGGCGGCCGTGTCCGCGTAGACCTCCAGCGTCGCGACCTGCGCGCGTTTGCCCGTGGTCTGGATCACCTCGTTTTTGTCCGGCCGGGCGGGGTCCATCGCCAGCAGCGGCAGGACCGCGGCCTCCTCGTCGTAGAGGTACCCGCTGTACCCGTCCTTGACGCCGTTGTAGGGCAGGGGGCCGATCGTGAACGGCATCTAGGCGGGCACCATCCGGCGCAACTGCTGGCGCACGGCCTCAGTCAGCGGATCGACGACGTCGGCCGCCATCTGTTCGGCCGCCGCGCGGGTGGCCGGGCCGCTGTAGTTGAACACCGGCGCGATCGTGACGTTGCCCATGCCGCTGTCATACGCGCGCGTCTCGCGCGGGCTCAGAATCCGTTCGCCCGCATGGGCCAACACGCGCTGGGTCGCCGACACGTACATGCCGTCCAGGGCGGCACGTTCGCCGCGGCGCTGGTTCAGGTCCTGACCGCCACCGCCGACGTTTTGCGTGACCGGACCGGCGCCACCCCAGGCGGTGCGGTTGTACCCATCGGCGGCCGCCCGGGCCTCGTTCCAGGCGTCGCGGGTTTCATGGATCGCCACGATCTGCGCGTTCTTGCGGTCCAGCGATTTCAGTTCCTCGGCCGTCAGGTTGCCCAGTTGCCGCTGCGCCTCCTTGATCGTGTCCGACCAGGTTTTCATCCTGACGTCGGCTTCCTTCATCTTCAGGTTCGCCGTTTCGATGTATTTGGCGATCGACAACCCGGCCTCGGTGGCAGCGTCTAACAGCGGCTGCCCACCCTCCTCGACGATTTTTGCCATGGCCTCGGCCTCGTCGTAGATGCGTGCGCGGGCCTGGGGCTGGTTTTCGGCGTACCAGCGATCGAACCATTTGGTGGCCCGGCCCGCCAGCCCGGCGCCCAGCGTGTCATCCAGGGCGTCTAGGGCGCGTTCTACCGTGGCCTGATCCATCCCCAGGGCCTTCAGCAGGTCCTCGGTCGCCTGGCCCGCCCCGCCCCGTTGGCTGGCCATGAACCCCTGCAGGTGTTCCATCGCACCGCGCAGGGTGCCCACCGCGCGCGCGCCCTCCTCCGCCGCGCGCGGCAGGTCCTCGCCCAGGTTTTCGTCGGCCTCGTCGCCCACGATCCCCAGGGCATCCTTGATGTCGCCTAGCCGGTCACCCAGCCAGTCCAGCGCGATCCCGGCGACCTTGATGATCGGCCCGAACACCCGGCCCAACGTGGCGCCCAAGACATTCACGGCGTCACGGACCTTCTTGCTGTGGTCGTACAGGTATTTGAGCCCCAGGACTAGCAGGCCGACGGCTAGGATTGCCAGGCCGACCGGGTTCAGGAACAGGCCCTTCAGCGCGATGCCGAACGTCCGGACGGCGCCGGACAACGATCGCAGCACCCCGCCGACGCTGCCACCCTGTTTGATGAATGTGCCCAGCCCACCCGCGACGAAATGAATCCCCTTGCCGAACCCGCTGTACACGGTGGCCAGGCTGGCGATGACGCCCAGGTGTTCGTCGACGAATCCGCCGACCGATTCCAGGGCGTTGTCCCAGGCGTTCTTCATCCGATCGGCCGCGCCCTGCTGCGTCGCGGCATACGTTTCGGCGGCGTTAGCACCGACGCGCTGCAGGTACGCCAGGCCCTCGGTCGCGGTCGCGTTCTTTCCGAGTTGCGCCCCCATCCTGGTCAGCGGGGTCAGGTTGCCATTCGCGACCTTGCCGACCAGTTCGGACGCGTCGGCCAGCGACATCGATTTCGCGCGGGCCACGTCCATCGCCAACACCTGCAGCCGTAGGGCCTTGTTGACGTCGCCGGTCAGTTGGGTCAGGACGGTCAGCGATCCGCGCAGGTCGTCGTCGCTGAACGACAGACGCTGTCGGGCGGCGACCACGGCCTCGATCGCGCCCTTGTGCTCAGCCCAGGATGTCCCGGCGTTATCGACCGCGACGCCCAGCCGGGCGATCCCGACCTCCTCCTCGCGCGCCATTTTGACGATGCTGCCCAGGGCGCCGATCGCGGCCGACGCACCGGCGCCGGTCAGGAATCCGATTGCCTTGGACGTCATCGACGTCTGTTTTTCGGCCTTGCCCAGTTCGGACGTGACGCCAGCGACCTTGGCCTTTAGATCGTCCAGGTCCTTGGCATCGACGATCGCGTCGACCAGGATTTTCCAGGCGGTTTGGTTCGCCATTAGTTATTCGCCGCCTTGATGTCGCCCATCACGCGGTCGTGTTCAGCCGCCAGTTGTTCGGCCAGGACCAGCGCCCCCGCCGCCTCGACCAGGTGATCGGGCATTTCCTCGATGTCCTGCCATGACGGCGCCCATCCGGTCCACCGGTGGAACGCCCGCATCAACTCGAACTCGTGGAGATAGGGTGGGAGGGGTCCGCGTCCGTGACCGCGTCCGATAAGGGCGGCGAAGAAGGTGCTAACGAGACTTTTGGGTCACCCGCTAGCCTCGACCCGTCCCGCCGGTTACCGATGATGACCATGATCCGGTCGCCGGTTTCGTCCAGGTCGCGCATGTGGGCCACGTCGGTCGGCCAGACCGTGCAGCCCGATGCGTGCGATCCGGCGATCGCGTTGCGTTCGACCCGGCCGTCGTGGCCGCACGTGCATTCGAAACCGGGGCCGCCCCAGGCGACGATCGCGCGCTGCAGCATGATGACGTTCGCCGCCTCGTTGTCGACATCCTCCTCGGATGCCTGGATGATCTGGCCATCGACGACGCGGGCCTTCAGCAGCGCGCCCTCCATCGCCCGCCGGTCCGCGAAGTTCAGGTGGCGCAGAACGACCCAGTCCCCATCCCCCAGATCGATCCGCTCGATGTCGTTCGGTGCGCGTCTGATCCGTGCCATAGTTTGTGTTCCCCCTTTCGCGATTACAGGTAGGTCGCCGCCGAAATGCCGTTCACGACCCGTAGGGCGATCTGGTAGGCCAGGGCTGCGTTGTAGACGCCGCGCATCCGCATGGTGAAGATGCGGTTCGTCTCGCGGTAGCCTAGTTCCCAGCCCTGCCACAGACCGGGCAGGTGCAGTTTGGCCGTTTTCGGCACGGCCGCGGCGATGATCGACCCGGTGTTGACGAACTTGATCTGGCGTTCGGTCTTGGCCTTCCAGTTCACCCGTTCGGCGATGCTGTTGGCGTTTTCCTCGAACGTGAACGACGCCTCGATCATCCGGTCCCCGCGGCCGGTCGCCTGGTACACGTCGTCCTCCAGGAAGAATTTCCGGACCCGGCCGTTGTGGACGGTGACCGATGCCTCGTAGATCGTGGCCGCGTACTGGTGGCCGACGTCCTCGGCCGGTTCCGTGCCCGCGACACCGAAATAGACCTTGGTCTGGTTCGCCCGCAGCGTTTCGCGGTTGGTCGTCACCGCCAGGTTCTGCAGCGTCGCCGGGACCATCTTCTGGTGCAGCATCCCCAGGCGCAGCCGCCATGATCCGCCCTGGGTGAACGACAGGCCCCATTCGTCGCAGAGACTGAACGGCAGTTCCCAGCCCGCGCCTGCGTGGGTACCGTGGCGCCACGTCGCCGACTTCAGATCGTCCGCGGTTTCCGACGGCGTGAACGCGTGCTCGTGCGCAGCCGCCTGCCCGCCGAACGGTGTCGTTTCGGTCGGCGTGCCGTCCAGACCCAGGTAGGCCGACCAGGGCAGGTCCTCGAACGACGCGTCCTCCTCGTAGGTGGACCCGGTCGTTTCGACGCCCAGGAACGCCGACGACGAACCCAGGATGTCGCTGTATTGCCCGCGCTGTTCCTCGCGGACGACCAGCGGGTGATCGTCGGATGGATCGAACGTGCCATAGAGGCGCCGATCCGGGACGACCGGCGTGCCCGGCACCGTCTCGAATTTCGCCTGACTGGTGGTAAATACCCGCTCTGGCATCGCCTATTCCTCCTTTGCGCCGTCGGTGGCCGACGGTGTCGTGGGCGCCGCCGGGACCACCCCGGGGTCCGTGAACGCATACACGCCGCGATCGCCCATGGCGATGTCCGCGCGTAGGGCGTCCAGTGCGTCGGGCTTCATCCGCGCGATGTCCGCGGCGGTTAGGTCCCGGGCGGGCACGCCCGCGTAGGCGCGGCCGTCGGCGCGGTATGTTGCTACTGTCGCGTTCGGGTCGGTCTCCTTGGTGCGTGCCATGGCCAGACCTCCTATTTTTTTCTGTGCTAGGCGCGGGTTTCGGTCCGCTCCATAAGCACCGGGATGAACAGCCCGCGCATGAATTGGGGAATGTCGCCACCGATCTGCACGGCGTCGGAATAATCGACGTTCTCGGATTGCAGGTTCAGCCCCAGGCCCAGTGCCGAAAATGCGCCAGCCGATCGACGATCCATTAGGCACTGGATGATCGCGGCCTCGTACCGCCACACCATCAGGGCCAGGGCCTCCTCTAGGTTCTGCGCCGTGACGATGCAAATGATTGCGAGACGGGCCTCCCATTTCATCCCGGCCTCGTCGTCCATCCGGGTCCCGCGATTGATAGTGTCGACCTCGATCACCGGATACGCCCCGTGGTTGGCCTTGCGTCCCAGGGTGTATTCCACCGGGTCGGGCAGCACGACGCCACCGCCGATCGCGGCCTCCAGTGCGTTCAGCGCGGTCGGCAGGTTGGTCTGCAGTTCGTCGCGCAGCGCGCGCGCGGCGGGTTCGATGATCCGCAACATCTAGGCACCGGCCCCGCGGGCGGCGTCGCGGACTACGTTGTCGATGAACCGGCCGGTGTCGTCGTCCCAGCCGTCGGTGGTGCGCGCCGTCAGGGCGAAGAAATCGCGCTGGGGCATGTAGCGGGTCCCGGTGTGGTGGAATCCGGCATACGGGAGCGCGGCGATGTCGATCTCCATCCGGCGATCAGCGATCGCGCGACCCGACGCGTCGGTCGACGCGGCCGCCATCGCGCCGGTGCGTTCCAGGATGCGCCGCCCTGGGAAGTTCTGATCCTTCCATTTCGCATATTGGTCCGCCAGCGGGTCCCAGGGGGCGCCCGCCGACGCGCCACCGCTGGCGAACAGCCCGCGCTGGTCGCTATAGAAACGATCGGCCAGCCGCTCGAACAGCGGCGCGAAATCGGACAGGCCCGCACGCACCGCGTCGACCGCGGCGGTGATGACCCCCGGCGGTGGGATCGACCGAATCCTCATGGCAGCCGCAGCACCGCGACCGTCAGGCCGGTGATCTCGGAAAACGTTACGCTGGCCAGCCCTGTCGCTGGGTCGTTGTAGAGATCGGGCGGGAACGGCCCGATCATTTTGTCGCCGGTCGACGCCGGGATGGTGACGGTGGTATCGGTGACGGATTTACCGCGGAGGGTCGCCGGGGTGATGATCGTCGCGGTGCAGGAACCCGCACCGGATTTCTTGACATGCAGGAATGTCTTGCCGTCGTTGGGGAACGTGTACGTGTCGCTGGCCGACAACGATCCCTGGTAGGCCGCGGCCAGGCCACCATCGACGACATCCTGACGGGCGTTCAGCGCAACGATCGCCATTTAACGTCTCACCATTTCGTGTCCCGGGTGAACACCGGATCGACGTCGTTGCCCGGCGTACCCACGAATTCGTCCGATGCGCTGTCGGGGTGGGATGTCCAGAACGATCGCGGCATCCCGCCGCTGGACGTCATGACCACGCCGTCGGGGATGCCCTCGCCGTTGCGCAGCCGATCCAGCCCCATGTCGAACAGACGCTGGAGCCACTCGTGAAACGTCGTCGATGCAGGACCGGCGGCCTGTGGATAGAGGGCGGCGACCGTGCGCGCGGCCGCCCCGACGGCGTTCAGTTCGCGCAGGTTGTCGATGAATGACGGCGGGACCGTGGCCGGTGTGACCAAACCCTGTTTCGAAAGCACGCCGTCGATGATCCCGGCAATGTCGGGCAGGGTGATGTTCGTGACGTCCGATTCGGACGGGGTCGACGTCGCCGTCAGGCTGGCCCCGAATTTCCCCATCGCGATTTTGACCCCGGCCAGGTCGGCGTACGATGGGTTCGGCATGTCTTAGTCCTTCAGGGCGTCGGCGATTTTCGCCGCCGTCGCCGCGCCGATGCCAGGGATCGCTGTCACGTCACCGGCGTCGCGGAGTTTCGCGTACGTGGTGATCCCGGCATCCGCCAGTTTGTCGCGGCCGGGGAAGTCCTCCGGCAGCGGGCCGGACTTGGGCGTGGATGCCGTGGCCGCGGGCGCGCCCGGTTCGGGTGCCGGTGTGGTGCCTGCCGCTGGCCCAGACCCGCCCTTGACCACCGACCCCAGTTCGATCATCTGGGCGATCGACGCGCCGTGCTTCTTCTCGTCCATTTCGAACGTTTCGCCCGCCTGGGCGATTTCACCGTTGTCCCCGAACTTGATCGTTTCCTTCGCGGTGAGTTTCATCGGTCCGTGTTTCCTTTCACATTTCCTGCCCCGTGCCAGGGGCTGCAGTCCCCCGGTCGGTGACGACCCATAGGTCCATGGTCTTTTACGCGATGGCGGCGGAGATCAGGTACCCGGCGTCGACGGCGACGAATTTTTCATCGGTCCGTTCGCAGGGTTCGAAGAAGTCGGTGTGTTTCGGTTCCTCCCGCCAGCGCCGCACCTCGCGGGCACCCTGGCGGAACGTCTTGCCGAACGTCATGCCCCATAGCCCAGCCGTCGCCTCGACGTAGGCGATCACGGCGAATTTGCCCCAGATGTCCGCGGTGACGGCCGTCTGGCCCTCGTTCGCGGTGTTCTTCAGCATCTGGCCAATGACGATCCGCTCGATCCCGACGTATTTCGACACGAGTTCGACGCTGGCAACGCCGAGGTTCGTGTATTTGATCGCGTCGAGGACCTTGGTGACCAGTGCCAGTTTCGTAAACACGTCGAACGACACGACGGCGATGTTGACGATCTTGCCGACGGCCTTGCGGACGGCGGACTTGGCGGTGTCGAAATCGCCGCGGGGGTTCGACGTCACGTCTGACCACTGGTTTGCACCGGCCAGGGTCGTCTTGTTGGCTGCGCTGTACGACGCGGCCGTGGTGGCCTTGGTTGCGATGCGGTCCTCGCGCGCGACGATGATCGCGTCCAGGGCCGCCTGGGTGGCAGCGGTGTCCGGGTTCAGCGGGTTGTCGGCGTTGCCGCGCTCGCGGTCGTCCACGCCGCTGTTGACGGCGTATTCCACGACGCTGTAACTGTCGAAACTGTTCGACCATTCGATCGTGTTCGACCGTGAGCGGGGCGCCCGCTGCAGATCACGGACGCGGAACTGGTCCTTGGTTGGGTCCAGGATCGCGAACTTGTTCGATTCCTTTTCGACCGGGACAGTCGGGAACAGTTCATCCCCGACCGCGTCCAGGTTCCGGTAGGCGATCGAAAAGTTGGTCATTAGGGCGTCGATGTGCAGGTCCTGTGGTGAGGGCATTTTGTCCTCCCTTCCTTCGTTTTATGAAACCGCGAGGTTGATGACTAGCGGTCGGATGTGCACGGCGATCATGTCGCCTGCTGCACCCGCGGCCTCCAGTGCCTGCCCCAGGACGAACACCTGGGTCCCCGCGGCCTCCGCGGTCTGGGTGATGACGCGACCCGTCGCGTCGGTCTTGACGAAATCGCCCTTGGCGATGGCGGCGCCCGCCTGGCATTTCGCGATCCCCGCGATCTGGACCTGGGCAGATTTGCCCAGTCCCGGGAGGTTGGTCAGGACGCCATAGACCCGTTCGTTCAGCACGCTGCACAGCGCCACGCCGGTCGCGCTGTGCTTGACCAGTTTGCGCTTGTTCGCGACGGCCGACAGGTCAGCGTCGGACGTTTCGGTCGTGGTCAGGAGATCGACCTCGCCCTTTGAAACTGTCATTTAGCCTATCCTCCTTCCTACGACAGACGCGCGGCGGACCCGCGCTCCTCGACGTATTTGCGCGCCAGTTCGGGGTTCGCGCGGGATGCCTGATCCAGCGCCTTGGCGAATGTCAGCGCGCCGGATTTGTCCGCCTGCATCAGTTCGACGACCTTGGCGTTCAGGTCGTCAGCGGCGGATCGTGCGGGCGGGGCGTCGTTGCCTGTGCCGAGTTCCCCGGCGAACACCGCGGGGGCCTTTTCGACCAGTGCCGCGAACCCCTTCGGGTCCTGGCGGGCAAATGGCAGCATCTGATCGCGCACCGCTGGCGCGACCTTTTTGGCGCGGATCGCGGCGTCGACGGCGGCGGCCGCGTCATTGGCCTGGCCACGCTCCTCCAGCGTGGTGACCTTGGCCTGGAGGGCGCTGAACTGTTCGGGCGTCGGTCGTGCCGCGATGGCGGCGACGATTTCGGCCTCGGTCGCATCCTCCTTCAGTGATAGGGCCTTCGCGATGGATTTCATCTGGGCCTTCTCCTTCCGTGATAGCGCCGCCTCGGCGGTCGCTGTGTCGCCCGATGTCGATGGGGTGGGTGGCGGTTCGGCGGGCAGGTCCCCGCCGGACACGGGTGCGGATCGCGCCGTCCACGTCTGTTCGACCTCGTACGATTCGTCGAACGTGATGGTCCCGTCGGCGCCGACGGTGTACGGGATGGCGTAGTACGCCTCGCCCTTCTGCACGATGACGCGATCGTCGTACGTCGCTGCGATCCAGGCATACCCGTCGAGACCGCCGAAGCGTTCGTCGATCGCTGCCTGCAGCGCGTCGCGGAGTTGTTCGTGGCTGGCGTCACCGTACTGACGTCGCCACGCCCGGAACCGGGATAGGGCCTCGCGCGCGAACGATGCGAGACCCCCGCCCTTGCGTAGCCGCTCGAGTTGCCCGACGAGGGCGGCCGCCTCGTCCTGGTTCGGCATGTGCCCCTCCTTTGGCGCCGGGATCGGCGCCGAATTTCGCGCATAGGTGATGACCCGCGATCGCCCACCGCGCTGGAAATGCGCGGCCGCATACAGATCGCGGATGTCGCCCAGCGTTGTCACGGCGGGTAGTTCCTCGCCCAGAAACGCCAGGCCCGAAAACACGTAGGGGTATTTCTTCCCGTTGAACGACGCATCGATCAGGATTTCCGACGAGACCTTGCGGTACGCGCCCGCCTTCAACAGGTCTGCCAGGGATTTCGGCACGTGTCCGATGTCGGCCAGCAGTTTCGTGCCCTGGCGGTACAGGTTCTCGACCCATCCGGCCGCCGGGAATCCGGACCGGCGCAGGATCGACTGGTCGTCGGCGTGGCCCAGTTTCGCCGGGGGGTCCACCTGACCGCGCAGTTCCGCGAACGCGCCGATCATCCCGTCCAGGTCGGCGTCGGTGTATGGGTCGCCATTCCACGTCCCGACGTCGAACACCTCGATCCCGTTCAGCGTGACGGTTTCTAGTTCAGGCATTCTCCCCCCCTGCTGGTGGATTCTCGGATGTGTTGCCCGGTCGCCGGGGCGCCGGTGGCGTCGGGGCGGGCGGACCCGTCTGTTCGCCGGTCGGCGCCGATCCGCCGCCGTTTAGGCCGCGTGTGATCCGCGCGGTGGACGGGTCGCGTTCCGGCAGGCCAGCGGTTTCGCGAATCCAGCCCTCCAGCCGATCGTCGGCCGTCACCAGGCCAGCATTCACGGCCGGGACCAGGGCGTTGATGAGGTTGTCGACCTCGCGCGTCTCGATCGCGCCGAACGACAACGTCGGGTAGCGGGTCACGCCGGAGTAGTTGAAATTCACCCATTTGGGGATCAGGTACCGGTTGTGGACGTCGGCGATCTGCGCGGCGACGGCGCGTTCGGCCAGCATGAAAAACCCGGACTGTTCCTTCGACATGGCGAACGACCCCTGGGGGTTCTCGCCCAGCGCCAGTTGGGGCGCCAGCACGGACACCGCGATCATCCGGTCGTGATGCTGGATGATCGGCAACAGGTCCATCGCCCGACCCTGGCCCATGCCCTCGACGCGGAATTTGTAGCCGAATGGCTCGACGACGTACCCGCGTTCATGGGCGCGCACGCCGATCAGGATGTCCTCGGCGCGTTGCAGGTTGGCGTTGTCCGATTTGTCCTCAGGCATGGCCATCACCGGGATGCCGACCCCGTGCCGTTCGGCCGCGATCGCGTCGATCCGATACAACTGGTCCTTGATGAACCAGTGCTTGTATGCTGGCCGTAGGACCGATTTACCGGTCCAGGATGCGCCCTCCTTGTCGTTGACGAACACCAGGAGTTTCTCGACCGGGATCGGCACCGGTTTGTACGAGCCGTCCTTCCGGAATGCCCACTGTTCGACGCCGCGGAGGCCACCGTCCTCGCCCAGGTCCCAGGCGTTGATGGTCCGCTGCAGCCGCGGCGCCAGTTTCCGGATCGCGACCATCGGCGTCGCGGCGAACCGCCCGGTACCCATGTAGAACGTGCGCGGGAACAGCACCCGACGATCGAACGGCGGCCGGACCCGCGACGTGCGCCCGGTCCAGCCGAACACCCTGCGAATCACGCCCGACACCAGGTCGCGTTCGTCGCGCGCCTCGAATTCCAGGACCTCGGCCTCCTGGGCGCGCGTGTATTCGATGATCTCGGCCGGTGCGGGCATGTCCTGGATCGCCCACACGATCTCGGTCACGTGGAAACCGAATTCCAGATAGGTCAGCGTCTGGCGCAGGTGATCGTTCCAGGAATTGGTCATGCCCTCGAACAGGTTCCATTCCAGCCGTTTGGCGATCTCGATGTCTACAGCATCCTCTGACGCCGGGACGATGTCGCATTTGGCGGCCAGCAGCGGCAACTTGATCGCGCGCAGCGTCGCCTGGATCATGCCGTCCGATCGCCGCATTTTGTCGAACATCGCCAGGCCCTTGATCCCCATCAGGTCCGGGACGTATTCGTCGTTCGCTAGGAACCCGTGGAAGAACTGCTGGCCGGGCGCGCCTAGTTCGGGCAGATCGGGCGATCCGGTCCCGCCGCGGGTGGCGAATTGAACGACCTTGCCGTCGACGCTCATATCGGCTGCTGGTCCATTGGCCCGACGGCGTGCGCCATGCCACACTTGCCGCAGGTCAGATGGATATGCTCCGCGGCCTCAAGGGGACAACGATCCTCGACCCCATGCCGGGTTAGCGAGAATGTCGTGCCGCCGCATTTCGCGCAGACCTCGTTGCCGCTGTATTTCACAAGTTCCATGTCATGCCCCCACGTAGTAGGAACACACGCCGGTCCAGAGCACCGCTGCACCGGGTGCGGCCGCGACGACCGTTGTCGCCGTGCCGACCACGCTGGATTTCAGTGGCGTCGTGGGCGTGTATTCGACGTCGCGTTTGTGTTCGCCGACCGCGATCGCGTTGCCGACGCGCCATTTCAGCGCGCCGGGGAGATTCGTGGTGGTGATGTTGATAGCGCCGGTTCCGACCAGCGCGGCCGTGCAATGCCGCATCCACGAGATGTGCGTGATGTAATGGAAAAGCCCAGCCACAGCGGGCAGGGTGATCGTCGCGATCGCATTCGCGCCGCCATCGACCTCGACGACCAGTGTCGACGGCATGGCCTTGGCGATGATGATCTGGTCCGCGACCGACGCGCGGGCCGCGACCGTAATGTTTCCCGAGGTGTACGCGGAGATGCGGCAGCGGACGCGGCGGAAACCAGAGACGCCGACGTGATAGATGCCCGACGTCGTGGTCGCGATGACGACCGATCCGACATAGACCTCCTGCAGGGCCGCGGCCGCCAGCAGTTGAAAGTCGGCGAACGCGGGCAGGGCCATGTAGTTGACGCCGTCGATCGTGCCCTCGAATACGCAGGTCAGCGCACCGGCGGCGGTGCGGACATCGAACGTCGCCACCGAGGCGCCGTTTAGGTCCATGATGACTTCGGCGTTCAGTGCCGCCAGGACCGCGGACACCGGGCGCGCATCCGTGATGGTCTCGTTCGTGACCATGTCCGGGAACCCGATCTTTAGTTCGTTGCCCCGGGCGTCGTACAGAATGGCGCTCATGTCATGCCACCGCGTAGTCGATCGTTAGCGATCCGGCCCATGGCGTGGCGAACGTCATTTCCAGATCGAACGATCCGGCCTTGGCGACGGCGTGGATGGTTTCCAGGTCCACTAGGTCCCCGCCGTCCGGTTGGCCGTTGGCGATCCCGGCGACCCAGGGCAGGACCTTCTTTGTCGCGTCCACGGCGGCGTCCACGATGTTGACCACCTGGACGTGTTTGGCTGGGAACGCGGCGGTGGCCACGACCCGGGTCGCGGCGAACGATCCGCCGCCACCACCGGTGGCTGCGATCGCGATGTTCTGGCCGGTCTGGGTCAGGGTGACGTTCGCGCCCGCGGATAGGGTGACGTCGCCACGCAGCAGCGCCGCGCCCGCCTTGCGAATGGACCGCACGCCAGCGATCGCGAACTCAATCATCCCAGCACCGCATACGTGACGCCCTCAGTCGCCACCACCGCGTCGATCGCCAACAGGTTCAGGTTCGCGACCGGCAGGGCCACGCGATCCCCGGCCATCAGTGGGATGCCGCGACGGGTACCCAGGGCTGCGATCACCGATGCCGCGGCACCGACGACGACCGCGTCAGTGTTGTCCAGTTCGGCCACGATCGCGACGGCCTTGCAGGCTACGTTCGGGAACGGGACGCGCGTGCCTGGCGTGGTGACGGTTAGCCGTTCGTCGGTGACCGTGGCGGCGCCATTAGACAATGGCGATGTCGCCAGCGAAACCGGCACCGCGGCCGCACGCAGTTGCGCGTCCGTTAGTGGCCCCGAGACCGGGACGGGCGTGGCACGTAGTTGCGCATCGGTCACCGGACCGTCGACGGTGATAGACCCACCGTTGTCCGAGATTGGCGCTGGCACAGGGATCGTGACTGGCACGGCGGTCGCCCGTAGTTGCGCGTCGGTCAGCGGGCCGGACACGGGCAGCGGGTTGCCCACATCGTTGACGACCTCGACATTGCCCGAGACGGCAACTGTCCCGGAAACGGGCACCGGGGTCGCACGCAGTTGCGCGTCGGTGAGCGGACCAGACACCGGCACGGGGGTCGCGCGCAGTTGCGTGTCGGTCAGACCCGTCACAGCCCGGGTGGACAGGGCGACGTCGATGTTGTCGGTCTTGGCCTTGATTAGCGCCAGCGTCGCCTCGGTCGATGCCCCGGCGGGCAATGGGAGTGCGGCCGCGCTGATCGCGACCGCCACCGCGCGCAGTTGCGCATCGGTCAGCGGGCCGGACACCGGGACGGGCGTGGCGCGCAGTTCGGCGTCGGTCAGCCCGCCGCCGGGACCACCGCCCGATGACACCTTCAATTGATGGGCGCCGCTGTCCCAGACGTCGTTCAGAATCTTGATGAGCCCGCGCAGTTTCGCGTTGACCGTGCCCGCGACGTCGGTGGTGATCGCGGCATCGCCCAGCGCGCCCTCGACCACATCCGACCCGTCGGCCACAGTCACCGCACCACCCGCGCCGCCGACGCCGGTCGTACGCAGCAGATGGAGCGCCTGGTCGTAAACGTCGTCCAGGATTTTGGCGGTCTGTTCGGCGGATGAGCCCTCGAATGTCGACGGCATCAGAAGTTCCGGCCCATGATCCCGGCGGCCAGGGGACGGCCCTCCTCGACGCGCCGCGATGTCGGCAGGTCCGCGCTGGCCCGGCCGGACAGACCCAGGCACAGATAGCGGGTCGTGTCCAGCAGGTGGTTGTCGCCGTCCTTGGGTTTGTCCTTGGTCGCCTCCTCCTGATCGGCCGCGCGGTGCCACTGGTACCGCTCGACCTCGTCCTGCCAGTGCGGCAACATGCCGCGGAACACGCGCAGGCGATCCGTGGCCAGCCGTGAATAGACCTCCTGGATGCCGCCCAGCAGATCGTTGTTCCCCGGGATCAGCGGCAGGCCATGGCCCTTGTAGTCGACGATCAGTTGCGGGTCCTCAGGGTCACCCCACCAGCGGCCGACGATCCCGGCGGCGATGCGTTTGATGTCGGCGGCGTGTTCCTTGGTCGCCCGGGCTGCGCGCTTGTATTCGGCGTACAGATAGATGACGTCGTGGTCCGGATCGTGGGCGCCGAACAGCGCGGCGGTCGGGTCCTTCAGTCCGAAGTCCATCGCCGCGGCGCGCGGCCAGGACTGTGGGATGCGGAACGGTTCGACGACGTGCCGGGCCTCGTCGAACACGTCATAGACCAGCCCTAGCGGGCGTTCGAATTCGCCCAGGTGGAACATCCGGAACGCCCAGGCTGGCATGTCACGACGTCGGCGGCGGAATTCGTCCTCGGGATAGGCCGGATTTGCGATCGACGAGAACGACACGATGTCGGTGTCGGGGGCGTTGCCCGCGCGATAGGGATCGACGACGTTGCGCTTCAACCAGCCCATGTTGTACGGCGTGGTCGTGCCCAGGAATCGGCCCTCGTAGAACCCCAATCGGCGACGGACCGTTTCCCACACCGCCAACGAAACCGAATCCTGCCCGATCTCATCACCGTGCGCGGCGCGCACGTGCAGGCCCTCCAGCGACTCGGGGTTGTCGCACGATCCGAAGTAGACGTTCGCCCCATTCCGAACCTCGTACACCAGGTCGCCGCGTTTGAACCGCCCCAGCCCCAGGGTCTGGAAGAACCGCAGGTAGGCGGGCAGCGTGGCGCGTTTCAGGACCTTGTACGACGGCGCGAACACCAGGTAGTTCTGGGTCTGCGGGTCCTCGGCCGCGAACCGCGCCACCTCGCGGTACATCCAGCGCGGCGCCAGGATCGTCTTGCCGCCGCCGGTACCGGCGATGACGAACACGTGTCGTGCCGGTGACATCCAGGCATCGACCTGACCGGCGTGCAGCGGCACCGCGATCCCCGCGCGGCGCTGTTCGCGCAGGGGCGTGGCCATCGCGGTGGCGACGTCTATGCCCCGACCTCGTCCAGGATGCGCCGGGTGCGTTCCTGGTGTTCGCGGCGGAAGTCATCCCGGTTCTTACCGTCGAACACCTCGATGAACGTCGGCAGTTCGTTGATGCCGCTGCCACGTTCGCGGTCAGCCTGGATTTTGGCCCGGGCCAGGGATGCGATGACCACCCCGTATGACGCTGGCAGGGCGCCGTCGCCGTGCGCGATCGCGCGATCGCTGAGGATGATGGCCGTGGCCAACTGTTCGCCCAGGACCTTGGACGTCGTCATCGCCTGTATCTCGCGGACGCGACGCACCTCAGCCGGTGTCAGTTCACCGACCAGGTCCGCCGGGCGCATGTATTTCGACCGCAGACCGTGTTTGAAGTGCACGCTGTCACGACCCCGCGGGGTAGCCCCGCCGTGCATCCGGCAACGCCGTCGGCCGCGGATCGGGGCCGATTTGCACGGCGTCCCGCGGCGCGTTTTCGCGCCGCACGGCGGCGTTCCGTCACTCACGGTGGGCATCCTGGACCGTAATGCCCCGGCCGTGGGGCCGATCGGCCCTAAATCGGGGGCAAAATGTTTACGCGGGGCGCCGGTACTTGTTTACATTCATGGCGCGCGATCGCGCACGCTGTTTGGCCCGCGCCCGCGCGCCCAGGACGCGCGCGGTGGATGCGGCAATACCGAGTTCGCTGGCGATGGCCTTGTACGGCAGACCGGCCCGACGGCGCGCCAGGATTTCGTACTCGCGTGCCGATAGCCGGGGGATCAGTGGGGCACCCCCGCGACCATCGATTCCACCACGCCCGCCACGCGTTTGCAGTTGTGGCACATCGGCGCGCCGATCGGCGTCAGCACGGCGTTGCGGTACTCCTCGATCACCGGACCATACACGATCAGGTTGCAGGACGTCAGCCACGGCGCGTCGACCTGGCGGGGGTTCGCGAGCAGGTGCCATTTCGATCGCCGCGCGCCGGGCGCCCCGGCATCAAGACCGGTCTGGTCGTAGCGTGGCCCGAACCGCACCCAGACCCGGACCAGCGCGGGCGGCGCATGGGGGCAGCGATCGCGGAATGCATCATGTTCCGCACACCACGCCGCGGCGTAGACGTCGGCACCGTCATCGTCGGACACCGCACGCGAGAAGATGCGGTACAGCGTCCGCTGTGGCGGCGGGTCCGGTCGGCGACGCAGGCGATCCAGGGCGCGGTCGAATGCCGATCGCGGAT